GCTACTTCTAGTGAAGTAACCGGGCCCACATTGTTGATGGGTAGCCGAACCCTACAGTGGATACCGCTGTAGAACTCCCGTAAGGGACCTAGCTGGAGGTTATTCAGCAGAGGTTGAACCACTATGGCTCAACGATCTACCATCTCGGTCGATGACCGAGAAACTACGCCTGTCCAGCACGACTTCGTGCCGGTGGGCGATAACGGTAACATGGCTCTCTTCCGAGAGGCTGGTGCCGTTCCCGAGGTGGACAGTAAACTGAACATCTCCTGGAAGTTGGACGGAGCCCGTAAAAAGGTCCGTATGACTCTCGCTGTACCGAAGGCGGTCACTGAGACCATCAACGGTGTCGATCGTGTCACCAGTCAGTTCGTGAACTACGGGGACGTGACCTTCACGTTCTCCGCACAGTCCACGCTGCAGGAGCGGAAGAACCTCGTCGGTATGTTTGCCGACGCGCTCTCCGCCTCTCAGACAGTCGTTGATTCGACTGTTACTGGCTTGGAGGAGATTTGGTAAGTTGGCCAGTCCGGTCAACTTGATCTCCAAAATACTCCGGAACCCGAAGGTGCTTTTCGCACTTATGCGGGGCCGCAGTATTGGGATAATCTTGATGGCAGTTGCCATCATCGTTATCACCCCCTTTCTGGCCGGTTACGGGCTTCTCGGACCTGGTGAAGGCATCGAAGATATCTTTGCCTTTATCCAGATCCTGCTCGGCTCCGACCATTGAGAGGGTCACAATCGACTCTGCTTCCGATGTGAATCGGTGGCTTGAAGTAAATATCCATAAGGAGTACTTACTATGCCAAGACAGAAACGTGATAGGGGGAAGTCCCTCGACGTTTCTCTACCGGATAACACTAGTAAGAAATTCATCCGGGAGCTGTTACAAGCTCTCGATGATGACATTCTTAAAGGTGAGTACAAGACACAGTACCTCAAAGAAGAGATTCTTTCGAAATACTGTGATTCAAGTACCACACCTGCTAGTGTTAGGCGAGAGAACGCCGTCAGCAAATGGCTGTCGGTTGATTCCAGAAATTCTCGGACCAACCAACGTCTTCTACTTAACGACGTTGACTTTGGCTGGATACACTCTCGATCACTCTGTGACGAGGTGAGATCCTTAATTACGAGAATACTCGGCCCTGTTCGGTATCCCGATTGTGTTTGTGATGGGATACATACGAATGGGGCGAGTCCTCGCATTCGTAGGTCGCCTGCGGCCGCGATAGCGAAACTAACCGGTGAGGCTGAACTCTCAGACTCAGCGATAGCACACTGGCTCGCGTTTGCCTCTGGTACACGCTTAAGTAGTCAGACTCTGTCGCTAAACGAGAGTTCGACCCTATTTACGGTGCCAAAGAAGTCAGACATTGATAGAGTGGCTTGTAAAGAGCCCGAAATCAATGTGCTGTTGCAAAAGTCCGTCGGGAACTTTATCCGACGTAGGCTCCTTCGTTGGCGGGACAGTCAAAATCTTAATGACCAAACCGTTAACCAGGACCTAGCTCGTAGGGCGGTTCGTGAGAACCTAGCTACGATTGACCTTTCCTCAGCAAGTGATTCCATCACTCGGCAGTTGATTATCAACCTTCTGCCATTCGAGTGGTGGTCACTTCTAGACGACCTTCGTGTTAAGTCTACCATCCTTCCGGATGGTACCCAGCACGAGTTGGAGATGTTTTCCACTATGGGAAACGGATTCACGTTTGAGCTTGAAAGCCTCCTATTCTACGCGATAACTCGCGTGGTTTGTGAGCGTTCGGGCATCAAAGGTCGTATATCCGTATATGGTGATGATATTATCGCACCTGTGGC